ATGCAGACTCCCGACTTCCAGCGCGGATACGCGCACCCGACCGGCCAGGCGCGCCGCGCGGCCGGCAATCCCGATCACTCCCACACTGAATGGCGCTGCACGCGCTGCGACAAGCTGCTCGGCATCCGCCGGGGCGGCCAGCTGCACCTGCGCTTTGCCCGGGGCCACGAATATTTCGTGAGCCTGCCCGCCGTCGCCACCTGCCGTGGCTGTGGCACGCTGAACAAGGCCCCGTCGCCCGCGCTCTGACGCGGGCGCCCCCTCATCCTGCAACCGAAGAGACGCGCGACGTCCTGACCTGGCCACGAAAAGGCGCCCGACGCCTGGCCGAAAGGCAGACGTCCGATGTCCTTCGAATGGCACGAGATCCACGAAAGCCTCGTGATGACGACCAACACCCTGGGTTTCCAGAAATCTTTCGAGACCCTGCGGCACCGCGATCCCGCGCTCGGGCGCTTTACCGACCCGGCGGCGCTTCTCGACATGCTGCACGCGCGCGCGGGCTGCGCCGAGCGGAAAAACCGCATCCTCTGGGCCCTGGTGGCCGCGGCGCAAGGCGATGACCTCACTTCCGACGGCGCGGTGACGCTCGCGCTGCTTGCGCTCTGGCCGGGGCTCGACGCGGTGCGTCGGCGGCTCTCGTGGCGCAAGTCCGGTCGCCCCGACGAGGTATCCTCCGAAGTCCTCGCGCGCGCCACCGAGACCCTGCGTGGACTCGATCTCGATCGGGTCAGCCGGATCGCGGCGACGGTCTTGCGCAATGTCGAGCGCGACGCCCTGCGCGCGCATTGCCGCGAGGCCGCCCGGGCGCTGGTCGCCGCCAACGTCGAGGCGGAGGAATTGGCCGCGTCGACTCCAGGTGCCGCAGCCATCTTCCTGCGCCGAGATCTCGGACGGCTCGTCGGTCGCGACGCCGATCTCGTCCTGCGGGTAGCGGTCGAGGGTTTCACCCAGCGCGAGGTGGCCGGAACGCTTGGTCTGTCCGAGGCCGCCGCGCGCAAGCGCTATCAGCGGGCCACGCGGCGGCTGCGGGAGGCATTCGATGAATTTGTCTGAGCGCATGTCCCGTTTGGCGGGTCCGGATGGCTTTTCCCTCTCGAACGGTCCGCGACGGTCGCGGGCCCAATCGAGGAACGACCCGATGAAGGATCGCCATCGCCCACCTGCCGGAGAACTCATCCGCATCCCGGGGCTCTACCGCCGCTGGGAACTGCCCGAGGTGCTCCGCGGGCACCGCACCTATCGCATCGAGAAGGCAGGCGCACACGAGGACGGAACGCCGCTTGTCGCGCTCTACACCGATGCCCCGGGCCCCGCCGGGACGTCTGCCGGAAGCGATGCGTAGAGGCAGGACATGGGAGTGACCGTCATGCCCCACACCGCCTTCATCACTGTTCGCGCCGCGCGCCCGCTCACGGATATCGAGTTCTGCGCCTGGGTGGGCCAGGCCGCACCCGGCGACCGGCTGGAATACCACCAGGGTTTTCTCGGGATCGACACGATGGCGGGCATGTCGACCCTGCCCGACAGGGATCGCCAGCGCCTCGCGGCGCTCGCCTCGGCCGCCTTCCGCGCCTGCGAGGCGGGGCTCGTGCATCTCGTGCAGGAGCGCCTCGGCCCCGACCGCTTCGCCTATCTCGCCATCGCCCGGCCGAAGCCGCGCGCAACGTCCGTGCCGCTCGAGCGCCTGCTCGCCGAGCCGGAGGCCGCCTGATGCACGACTTTCTCGATCACTTCGCCAATCATGGAGACCCGTTCATGCCTTTCCCTGACAATGCGCCCAAGCCCGACGATCTGCCCGGGCTCGACCCCAACGAGATCGCTCAGATGCCCGTCGATCTTCTCGCCATCCTGCAGCACGAGGTGGACGAGCGCCTGAAGCAGTCAAAGGCCGCCAAGGCCCGTCTCGATGGGGCGCTGACCATCCGCTACGCCACCCGCGCCGAGGAAGCCCGCCGCACGGCCGGCAAGGACACCGGCACCGTCAGGCTGGACGACGGCGACTTCACCGTGGTCGCCGACCTGCCCAAGCGCGTCGTTTGGGACCAGGAACAGCTCGCCGCCATGGTCGCGCGCATCCGCGCCGCGGGCGATGATCCCGAGCAATATGTCGACGTCACCTACAAGGTGCCCGAGCGCAAATACGCCGCCTGGCCCGAGGCGATCCGCAAGGGCTTCGAACCCGCGCGCACGGTGCGGCCGGGCACGCTGAAAGTCGCGATCCTGCCGTGGGAGGACGCGCAATGACCGCGATCGCCCCGATTTCCCCCGAGGCGCAGGATCTTCCCAGCCTGATCGACCGCGCCGCCGGCACGCTGGCGGGGGCAAAGACCGCGGCCGAGGTGCTCGAGGCACGCGACATGGCCGGTCTGGCCTATGACGTGGCAAAACGCGCCGCCCGGTTGCATCGGGCCAAGAACGCTCATGACGATCTCGTCGCGGCCGCCCATCGCGCGCAGGCCCATGCGCTCGAGATCGAGGCCCGCGCCAAGCGCCGGCTCGCCGATGAATACGATGCCGCGCAGGCGCGGGGAGAGGTGTTCGGCGCCCATGATGGCGCGCGCAAACGCGTCGAAGGCGGCAACGCGATTGCAAGCACCGCCGATCTCGGCCTGCGCCGCGACCAGATCCACGAGGCCCGCCAGATCCGCGATGCCGAGGCTGCGGAGCCGGGCATCGTCCAGCGCGTGCTGAACGAGCGCCTCGAACGCGGAGAGGAACCGACCCGCGCCGCTCTGCGCAAGATGGTGCTTGACGCGGCCAGGCGGGGGATGCGCCCGCAGCGCCCCGCCGGCCGCCGCAATCCCCTCCATGTCCCGCCGACGCCCGAGCGCGCCGCCTGGCAGCGTGTGACCGGCACGTTTCGGGCCTTCGCGGAATGGGCTTCGGACGAAAACCTCGCACTCGCCCGGCAAGGCATGCGCGAGGCGCGGAACGACCCGTTCCACCATCTCGACGCCCGGGCCATCGCCCGCGGCGCCGAAGTCTTCACGAACATCAAGGAGTGGCTCGATGCTGAATAGCCAATCCGCGGCCTTTGCCGCATCCGTCTGGGAGTTTGCCGCCCGCGTGGGCAACAACGCACCCAAAATCGCCGACGAGATCATGGAGGCGGCCTTTCCGTTGACCTGTTCGCAGGCGCGCGAGGAAGGCGCGTTGCGCATGCTGCGCACCGGGATCGTCTCGGAGGTCAAGCGCATCCTGCGCAATCGGGACGACGGGTCGGGTCAGGCAGATTTCTCGGAGATCTGCGCGGCCTTCGCGCCGCTCGTGAAGGACCTGCGCTCGAAATCCTATTTCGTCGAGAGCGCCGAGGAATATGTCGCGATCCCCGATCTGATCGCCGATCCCGCGCTGCTCGACGACGCACGGCGCTTCATGCGGCGCAAGGGGATCGAATGCCTGGCGGAAGCGGATCGGCTGGATGCGCTCTACGCCGCCGTGACCAGCGGTGATCCCGCGGCGCCCCGCAAACCGCAGGGGGTGCCGGCATGACCCTCCCCATCATCACCGCCGATGAGCGGCTGGCGGAGATGCGCGGCGTCAAGGCCGCGATTTTCGGAGCCAGCGGCGCGGGCAAGACCACGCTGTTGCGCACGCTCAAGGCAAGCACGACGCTGTTCTTCGATCTCGAGGCGGGCGATCTCGCCGTCGAGGGGCTGGCCATCGACACGATCCGCCCACGCACCTGGACCGAGTGCCGGGATTTCGCGGTGTTCATCGGCGGGGCCAACCCGGCGCTCAGGGACGACCAGTCCTATAGCCGGGCGCACTATGACGCGGTCTGCGTGAAGTTCGGCGATCCGGCCGCGCTCGACAGGTACGACACGATCTTCGTCGACTCGATCACCGTCGCCGGTCGGCTCTGCTTCCAGTGGTGCAAGGGCCAGCCGGAGGCACATTCGGACAAGACCGGCAAGCCCGACGTGCGCGGCGCCTACGGGCTGCACGGGCGCGAGATGATCGGCTGGCTCACGCATCTCCAACATACCCGGGCGAAGAACGTGATCTTCGTCGGCATCCTCGACGAGAAGCTCGACGACTTCAATCGCAAGGTCTTCGTGCCGCAGATCGAGGGCTCCAAGACCGGGCTGGAACTGCCGGGCATCGTCGACGAGGTGCTGACGCTGACTTCGTTGCCCGACCAACAGGGCGAGCCGCGGCGGGTCTTCGTCTGCCAGACCCAGAACCCCTGGGGTTATCCGGCCAAGGACCGCTCCGGTCGGCTGGAGATGCTCGAGCCCCCCGATCTCGGCCGCCTGATCGACAAGATCCACCAGCCGCTGCCGCTCGATGCGCGCCCGCTGGTGATCGACCCGCCCGCGATCCCGGCGCCCGCCGCCACCCCCAAAACCGATCCCTCCAACTGAAAGGACCAATGCCATGTCTGGCCTCTGGAACGATTTCAATGACGCGCAATCCAACGCCAACCTCATCCCCAAGGGCACCCTCGCCAAGGTGCGGCTCACCATCCGCCCCGGCGGCTTCGACGAACCCGCGCAGGGCTGGACCGGGGGTTATGCCACCCGCGGCTCCACCGGCGCGGTGTATTTGAACGGCGAGTTCACCGTGACCGAGGGGCAATACGCCCGGCGCAAGATCTTCACCCTGATCGGGCTCTACAGCCCCAAGGGGCCGGACTGGGCCAACATGGGCCGTAGCCTGATCCGGGGCATGCTGAACTCGGCGCGGGGGATTTCCGACAAGGACCAGTCGCCCCAGGCGCAGGCGGCGCGGCGGATCGGCGGCTTTGCCGATCTCGACGGGCTCGAGTTCGTGGCCCGGATCGATGTCGGCACCGATGCCATGGGCGAGGAGAAGAACGAGATCCGATCGGCCGTGACCCCGGACCATCGCGACTATGCCCGCATCATGGGGACGCCGGCTGCGCCAATGCCACCTACGGCCCCGGCGGCCCCGGCCAGCGCCACGCAGACTGCCGCCGCCCAGACCTCCACCGCGCCGTCCATGCCGGGCCGCCCGTCCTGGGCCGAGTGAGGGTACACCCATGCGCCTTCGTCCCCGCCAGAAACTCTTCGTGGAGCGCAGCCTCGCTGCGCTCTCGACCCACGGCAACACGCTCGGCATCGCACCGACCGGATCGGGCAAGACCATCATGTTGTCCGCCGTCGCGGGCATGATGGTCGGCGACGGCGCCAAGGCCTGCGTTCTGGCCCATCGCGACGAGTTGACGGCCCAGAACCGGGAGAAGTTCGGTCGGGTCAATCCCGATATCTCCACCTCGGTGGTCGATGCCGCGACGAAGGACTGGGCCGGCCAGGTCACCTTCGCCATGGCGCCGACGCTCACGCGTGCCGCCAACCTCAAGTCCATGCCGCAGCTCGACCTGCTGGTGATCGACGAGGCGCATCATGCCATTGCCGACAGCTATCGCCGCATCGTCGACCGGGTACGGGTCGCCAACCCCGAGGCCCGCGTCTTCGGCGTCACGGCGACGCCCAACCGGGGCGACCGCAAGGGGCTGCGCCAGGTCTTCGACAACGTGGCCGACCAGGTCAGACTGGGAGAGTTGATCGCCTCGGGCCACCTCGTGCCGCCGCGCACCTTCGTGATCGACGTGGGCGTGCGCGAGCAACTGCAGAAGGTGCGCAAGACCGCCCTCGACTTCGACATGACCGAGGTCGCCGGCATCATGGACCGCGCGCCGGTCACCGATGAGGTGATCCGCCACTGGCGCGAGAAGGCCGCCTGGCGGCCGACCATCGTCTTCTGCTCGACCGTCGCGCACGCCGCCCATGTCGCCGAGGCCTTCAACGCGGCCGGCATCCCGGCGGGGCTGATCCACGGCGATCTCGCGGCCGACGAGCGCCGCAACATCCTCGCGGCCTTCGCCTCGGGCGAGATCGCCGTGCTGGTCAACGTCGCGGTGCTCACCGAGGGCTTCGACCACCCGCCCACGTCCTGCGTGATCCTGCTGCGGCCCTCATCCTGCAAGTCCACCATGATCCAGATGGTGGGGCGCGGCTTGCGGACCGTCGACCCCGAGGAACACCCGGGTGTCGTCAAGACCGATTGCGTGGTTCTGGATTTCGGGACGTCGAGTCTGATGCACGGCACGCTCGAGCAGGACGTGGACCTCGACGGCCGCGAGGCCAGCGGCAGCGCGCCCACGAAGACCTGCCCGGACTGCGAGGCCGAGATCCCGCTGGCCGCGCGCGAATGCCCGCTCTGCGGCGCGCTGCTGGTCGAGACCAAGGACGAGGTCGGCGCCGAGGCGCTCGAGGGTTTCGTGATGACCGAGATCGACCTCCTGAAACGGTCGAGTTTCCAGTGGGTCGACCTCTTCGGCGACGAGGCGGCGCTGATGGCCACGGGGCTTTCCGCCTGGGGCGGCATCTTCTGGCTGGGTGGGCTCTGGTATGCGGTCGGTGGGCGGCGCGGCGCCCAGCCCCGGCTCCTCGGCGTCGGTGAACGTGCCGTCTGCCTTGCGCAGGCTGACGACTGGCTGAATACCCATGAGAGCGACGAGAGCGCCTTCAAAACCCGCGGTTGGCTGAGCCAGGCCCCGACCGAGAAGCAGCTGCAATACCTGCCCCCGAGCGCGCGTCAGGATTACGGGCTCACCCGCTATCACGCCTCGGCGCTGATCTCCTTCCGGTTCAACAAGCGCGTCATCCAACAGCTTGTCCGGTCGGCCGCCGCCACGCCGGAACGGAGGGCCGCGTGAGCCATGTCGCGCAAGTCTCACCCCCGTCCGCAGCGCCTGCGGATCGACCGGGCTTTGATCGCCTATGGCATCCGCGTTTCCACCTTTGTGCCGTCTGCCTGCGCCCGGCGCAGGGGTTCGGCTTCTTCGACCCCGACAAACCGCGCCCGCGCAAACACCGCTGGTTCTGCTCGATCCCCTGCCAGCGGTGGTTCGCGGCCCGTCACAGGAAAGGACTGACCATGATCGGAGCGACCGATGAAGAACGCCTCGCCATCGCATTGGTGATGAAGCGGCTGGGTCGCTTGATGGGCGATATCGGCTGGCAGAAGCGCCTCTGTGACCTCTCCGAGACCGAGGTCACCGCCCTGATCGAGGAGGTGCTGGAGGGCTACGGCGCCGAGATGTCCCGTGTCGCCAGGAAGGCGGAGGTGCCGTTCTGATGCTGGATTTCAACCATAGACCGGGCATCGCCGAACGGATCAACACGGCCGTCGATGCCGCCCTTGAGGCCGAGCGCGCTGCGACCCCGCCGCGCGACTATCTCGGCGCCTCCCGGCTGGGGCAGTCCTGCGAACGGGCGCTGCAGTTCGAGTTTGCCCATGCGCCGAAAGACGAGGGCCAGGAGTTCTCGGGCCGCTTGCTCCGGATCTTCGCCATTGGCCATGCGCTCGAGGATCTCGCCATCAAGTGGTTGCGGGCAGCCGGGCTCGATCTCGTCACCCGGAAGCGGGATGGCGGCCAGTTCGGCTTTTCCGTCGCGGGCGGACGCATACGCGGCCATGTCGACGGGATCGTCGCCGAGGCTCCCGCGTCGCTGGGGTTGCGCACCCCGGCGCTCTGGGAGTGCAAGACGATGAACGCGAAGAACTGGCGTGAGACCGTGGCCAAGGGCGTGACCGTCTCCAAGCCCGTCTATGCCGCCCAGATCGCGCTCTACCAGGCCTACATGGAAGCCACGGTGCCGGGCCTCTCGTCCAACCCGGCGCTCTTCACAGCGATCAACAAGGACACCGCCGAGCTGCACCACGAACTGGTGCCCTTCGATGCCGATCTCGCGCAGCGCATGTCGGATCGCGCGGTGCGGATCCTGCGAGCGACGGACGCGGGCGAGTTGCTGCCGCGCGTGGCCCGGAACCGCGATTTCTTCGAGTGCCGCTTCTGCCCCTGGGCCGAGCGCTGCTGGAGCCTGGCGCGATGAGCGACGCCCCCAAAGACCCGCCCGAACCACCCCAGGACACCGACATGCGCGATGACCACACGGCCGACCAGTCCGAGGCCAACCTCGTCCATTTCAACCCCTGGCGCGACTTCAACGACGCCGCACCCATGCTCGACCCGTTCGGCGACGAGCCGGATCCCGAGCAGATCGCCTCCTTCATGGAGGTGGTCTTCGGCTACTGCGACGGGCTGGTCCCGGTGCGCAGCTTCATCGACAAAGGACAGGGGATCGACGGCCGGCCGCACAACATCTGGATCGCCGCCGACGCGACGGCGCCGGAGAAGATGGCGACCTTCGCCAACTGGGCCGCGCGCGAAGGCGCGGCGGTCTATGTGATCCCCGGCACGGTCGCGGAAACCGGCCAGGCCAAAGCCGCCGACGTGGCGCAGATGCAGGCCGTCGTCGTGGATATCGACAGCGGCGACATTGCCGCCAAGCGCGCCCATCTGGAGCGCCATCTCGGCCCGCCCACGATGGTCGTCGAAAGCGGCGGCATCACGCCAGAGGGCCAGCGGAAAGCGCACGTCTGGTGGAAGCTCACCGAACCCGCCGAGGGGGACGACATCCAGCGCCTCTGCCGCCTGCGCGGCGACATTGCCGCCAAGGTCGGGGGCGACTTGCATTTCCGCTCGGCGCACCAGCCGATCCGGGTGGCGGGCTCGGTCTATTACAAGAACGGCCTGAAGACGCTGGTGCGGATCGTGGAGTTGAACGCGGGTCTCGAGCGCGATCTCGACGAGTTCGCCGAGGCCGTGGCCGACATGCCACCCGCGCCGGGCGTCAACCTGACGCCGGACTTCGCGACGCCTGACAAGCCTGCCGTGGATGACGTTCTGGTCACCCCGGTGCGCGAGGGCGGCATCGACGACTGGTCGCGCTTCGAGGGCGCTTCGGCGGCCATCGGCTATTTCATCCGGCTGGTCCACGAGGGCCGCCTCTCGAAGAGCGAGGGCTGGGAGGCGATCTGCGGCTACAACGCCGCCATGCTGCGGCCCCAGTGGCCCGTGGAACGGCTCAAGCGCGAATCCGAACGCCTCTGGGCGCGCCATGTCGAACGCCACGGGCCGCCGCTCATCCGGCTCGACAGCGCCGCCCCCGTGCCCGACGAGCTGCCCAGCTTCACGCTGGGGCAGCTGCTCGACGACAAGAGCCCCATGCCCGCCGACCTGATCGGCCCGCGCGTGCTGACGCCGGGCGGGCTCCTGGTGCTCGGCGGCGCGCCCAAGGTGGGCAAGAGCGATCTCCTGATCGCCTGGCTCGTGCACATGGCCGCCGGGGTGCCGTTTCTCGGCTTCACCCCGCCGCGACCGCTGCGGATCTTCTATCTGCAGGCCGAAATCCAGTACCACTACCTGCGCGAGCGCATGCAGCAGGTCGGCCTGCCGCCCGAGCTGATCGCCGCGGCGCGCGACAACCTGATCGTCACGCCAAAGCTGAAGATGCTGCTCGACGCCGAGGGCAGCGCCCGCGTGGCCGCGGCGATCCGGGCGGCGTTCCCCGACGAACCGCTCGACATCCTCTGCATCGACCCGATCCGCAACCTCTTCGACGGCGGCCCGGACGGCGGGGGCGAGAACGACAACGCCGCGATGATGTTCTTCCTCAAGGACCGGGTCGAGGTGCTGCGCGATCACGTCAACCCCGACTGTGGCGTGATCCTGGTTCACCACACGAAGAAGCTGAGCAAGCACCAGGTGAAGGAGGATCCCTTCCTCGCGCTCTCCGGCGCCAGCGCGCTCCGCGGCTTCTACACGACGGGGCTCATCCTGCACCGGCCGGACGAGGACGCATCGGAACGGAAGCTGGAGATCGAGCTCAGGAACGGACCCGCGCTGAAGCCCAAGCTCGTCGACAAGGTCAATGGCGAGTGGGTCGAGATCAACCCGATGAACGAACGCCTGGTGCGCGCCGAGCAGGGCGCGAAGTTCGATGCCGAACGGGATCGCAAGGGCGAGGTCATCGTCGACATTCTCCACCGCGAGGCGCGCTCGGGGCGCATGTACACCATGACCCTCTTTGCCGAGGCCTTCGAGAACAGGAGCGGGCTCAGCGGGCAGACCAGCATTCGCGAGAGGCTGAACGTCCTGACCACCAAGGGGATCGTCAAGTTCGTCAAGGGCGACGCCGCAAGCGATCTTGGCCTTGCCTCGGACCGCAGCAAGTACGGCTACCTCTGCGTCGAGCACATGGAACTGGCGACCGGCGAGGAGGCTGTGGATCCGGAGACCGGCGAGGTCACCCCGGTGCATGTCCGGGTGTTTCCGAGCCACTACAAATGCCCCCAAACCGGGGCCGTTCTGCCGGTCGAAAACCCCGCGGTCTGGGTCTATCCGGAAGGGGGTGAGGCATGAAATTCACCGCCCCGGACGCAGCCGAAATCTGGACCCCGAAATCCGAAATCTGGCCAGATTTCGCGAAATCTGAAATCTGCGCGCAATCTGGAATCTGGGTTTTCTGTTGGTTTTTCAATGGGTTGATGCGCCCATTCCAGATTTCGGGCGGGCTGATCCGAAATCTGACCCGCAATCTGGATTTCCTCAATGAAATCATAGGGTTTTGCCAGATTCCAGATTTCGGAAAAGGCACCCCTAAAGGGGTGGGTGGACTCCCCCCGTCAGGTGGGGAGGTCCACCACCCACCCCTGGGCGATTTCGTCCAGCGCGAACCTGCCCATCCCTTCATCGAGCAGCCGGAAAAAAGGAGCCCCCATATGGCCGCACCATCAAGCTTTCCATCATCCACCATCCTCGCCCTCGACCTCGGCACCACGACAGGCTGGGCGCTGCGCGGGCATGACGGTCTGATCACCAGCGGCACGGTCTGCTTCAGACCTCGGCGCTTCGATGGTGGCGGCATGCGGTATCTGCGCTTCACCAACTGGCTGACGGAGATCGACCGCCTGTCCGGGCCGGTGGAAGCGATCTGGTTCGAGGAAGTCCGCCGCCATGCCGGCACGGACGCTGCGCATGTCTACGGCGGGCTCATGGCCACCCTGACCGCGTGGGCCGAGTTGCGCGGCGTGCCTTACGAGGGCGTTCCGGTGGGCACCATCAAGCGCCACGCCACCGGCAAGGGCAATGCGGCGAAGCAGGCGATGATCGACGCGGTTCGCGCCCGGGGCTTCGACCCCGCAGACGACAACGAGGCCGATGCCATCGCGGTCCTGCTTTGGGCGATCGAGACAAAGGGAGGGCTGGCATGAAGGCGATGAAGTTCACCCCGCCGGGCTATGGCGGTCGGCGACGCGATCCCGATGAGGTCAAGCGTGACGGCTGGCGGGAGCAAGGCCTGCTGGCGGTGTCGGTTGACGATGACCGCCTGACCTGGCCCGAGCGGGAACTGGTGCGGCAACTGGGTGAGAAGCTTTATGGCAAAAGGCAGAAGCGACATGGCTGACTGGACGATGTCACGGGTGCAGGACCGGCTGGAACTGGCGGCCGACGTCTTCGCGCAGATGCCAACCGTGAAGCCGCAGGGCTATTTCAACGCCTGGCCGGAGTATTTCCACAGCTTCGCCGATCAGGTCGGCCAGGAGCCGCGCATGCGCCGGCCGCGCCCGAGCCCGCGCCAGATCACCCAAGCCGAGGAAGCAATGCTCTGGCTGCGCTGGCTTGAGAAGGACGACGCGCGCATCGTCTGGCTGAGGGCCAACCGCAAACCGTGGAAGCCGATCTGCTGGGAGGTGGGGCTGAGCCGCCCCGCCGCCAACCGCCACTGGCAATACGGGATCGCGCTCATCACCTGGCGGCTCAACGGGCGCGTGCCGCCCGCGAAGCGATCGAAGCGCTTCGTGATCGAGAACGCCGACCGGCTGTCAAGAAAAATCGTCCTGTGAGGGAATTTTCGGAGAGACATCGGGAAGGGTTCATTTTTCGGCTCTGAGGGATACAAACAGGGCATGATCGCACGAGGCGTGAACGAAGGGACGATGGTTCAGACCACTTGCTTCCGGGGTCCAACCGGAAGCCAGTTCGGGGTCCAGACGGGAACATGACGGCACGCAAGCGGCGACAGTTCGAAACCGGGCAAACGCCCGCCGCTTGACCGGAAAAACTGTCTCCGCCTTCCCGTAAGCCATTGATTTTACGGTTCCTTTTCGTTCACCTTCGTATGCTGGCGGGCTTGGCGCGACGCTTTCCCAGTGACGTGCCCGAAAACACCCGTTTCGTTTCGCTTTGAGGGGAACCCCAAGGAAACAAGGGCCTGACGGCCCGACAGACCCGCCTGAAACGAAACGGGGGTCCGACCCGATTTCGCTTTCGCGGAGCTCCGGTTCGTTTCGGCCAACACCCCGTTTCGTTTCGGGGCCCAATCCAGGAACCACCGATGGACGTGATCGACCTGCCGCTTGCGCAGATCATTCCCTATGCGCGCAACCCGCGGCGCAACGAGAAGGCGGTGGCCGCTGTGGCCGCCTCCATCGCCGAGTTCGGCTGGCGGCAGCCGATCGTCGTGGACGAACATATGGTGGTGCTGGCCGGCCACACGCGCCTCGAGGCGGCGCGCCAGCTCGGGCTCGAGACCGCCCCGGTGCATGTCGCCACGGGGCTGACCGAGGCGCAGGCGCGCGCCTACCGGCTGATGGACAACCGCTCGAGCGAGAACGCCGAGTGGGACGACGCGCTGCTCGGGCTGGAACTGGGCGATCTCGTCGAGGCCGAGTTCGACCTCGACCTGACCGGGTTCACGGACGGGGAACTGGATCGCCTGCTGGCAGAGGCGGTGGCGGGCCTCGACGACGCCGCCGGGGGCTCCGTGCCGCCAGTGACCATCCCCGAGCCGCCGCGCAACCCGGCCTCGCGGACGGGCGATCTGTGGATCCTCGGCGACCACCGGCTGCTCTGCGGCGACAGCACCAGCGAGACGGACGTCCGCCGCCTGATGAACGGCGAGCGCGCGGTGCTGTTCGCCACCGACCCGCCGTATCTCGTGGACTACGACGGCTCGAACCATCCGACCCGCAACAAGGACTGGTCGGCGTCCTACGGCACCACCTGGGACGACAGCAGCCAAGGCGCGGAGCTCTACGGCGGCTTCATCGCCGCCGCCGTCGCCGAAGCGATCACCGAGGATGCCGCCTGGTACTGCTGGCACGCCTCCCGCCGCCAGGCGATGCTGGAAGCCTGCTGGGAGAAGGCGGGCGCCTTCGTGCACCAGCAGATCATCTGGGTGAAGGACCGCGGGGTTCTGACCCGCTCGCACTACCTGTGGAAGCACGAGCCCTGTTTCATGGGCTGGCGCCGCCCGAACCGTCCGCCCAAGGTGGCGGAGGAAACGCTGCCCTCGACCTGGGAAATGCCGAGCTTTGCCAGGGATGAGCGCCCCGACCATCCGACGCCGAAACCGCTCGACGCCTTCGGCATCCCGATGCGCCAGCACGTCGCCCGCGGCGGGCTCTGCTACGAGCCTTTCTCGGGCTCCGGCTCGCAGATCATGGCGGGCGAGGCGAACGGTCGGCGTGTCTTCGCGATGGAGATCAGCCCGGCTTACGTCGATGTCGCCGTGGAGCGCTGGCAGGCCGAGACCGGCAAGGACGCGACCCTCGACGGCGATGGCCGGACCTTCGCCGCGGTGAAGGCCGAGCGGCTGGACGACAAGACCAATGCCGAGGCGGCCTCTGCGGCCTGACGACGTGGATGGCGTGGCTCTACCTTCCTCCGGCCTGCCTGGCGGAGCCGGCAACGCGTGCCTCTTCGGCCTCTCGCTTTGCTCCGGCGCCGGCGGGCTCGACCTCGGGCTGCACCTCGCCTGTCCCGGATATCGCACTGTGGGTCATGTCGAGCGGGACGCCTACGCCGCGGCCATTCTCGTGGCGCGGATGGAAGACGCGGCCCTGGATCCGGCACCTGTCTGGGACGACGTTGGAACCTTCGACGGCCGCCCGTGGCGCGGCGCGGTGGACATCGTCACTGCGGGCTATCCGTGCCAGCCGTTCTCCGTCGCGGGCAAACGACAGGGCGCGGAAGACCCGCGACACCTCTGGCCGCATGTCGCCCGCATCGTCAGCGAGGTCGAGCCGCCATTCGTCTTCCTTGAGAACGTCGCCCATCATCTCCGCCTCGGCTTTCCCGAAGTCGCCGGAGGACTGGTCAACATGGGCTACCGCCTTGCGGCGGGCCTCTTCACGGCGGCGGAAGTCGGTGCACCCCACAAGCGTGAGCGGCTGTTCATCCTCGCCCACCGAGAAGGCTGCGAACTGGCCGACCCCGCGCGCCTGCTCGGGGACACGCTCGAGTGGCGGGAACCGGACGGAACTGCTGCGGCTCTGGCCGACGCCGATGGCGAGCGATGGCCACAAGCCGAGTGCGGGCAAGCGCAAGGCGGCCGATCTGACCGGGGTGAGCCGGATGTGGATGACGCCAACAGCGCGGGATCACAAGGACGGGGCGACGAGCCTTGCGAACACGCCGGTGAACGGCCTGCTTGGCCGCCAGGTCCTCGTGACGCCGATGGCTGGCGGGAGTTCCTGCGACACGCCCCGGACCTTGAACCCAGCATTTGTCGAGGCTCTGATGGGCTGGCCCACCGGGTGGACCGGCTTCGGCTCTGTGGCAACGGAGTGGTCCCGCTGGTCGCGGCGCATGCGCTGCGAACTCTCGCGGCTGAACTGCTGGCCGATGGATGAGGGGGCGCAATGAAACAGAGCCGGACCATGTCGCTGGTCGAGGCCATCGCCAACGTCGCCGTCGGCTACGGCGTCGCGGTCGTGACGCAGATTCTGATCTTCCCGATGTTCGGATTGCACACGACGCTGGTGCAGAACCTGAAGATGGGCGGCATCTTCACCATCGTGTCGATCGCACGCTCCTTCGCCCTGCGGCGGATTTTCGAGGCGATCCGGGTGCGCGGGGCACGATGACATGCCGCCGCCCCATGTGGGACGGCGACATCGGGTCCGTGTTGGTGTGCGGCGTCAGTCGTCGGCGATCATGTAGGCCCTTCCGCGCCCCTCGACCTTCTCCGAGGTGATGGTCAGGCCGAGCTTCTTTTTCAGCGCGCCGGACATGGCCCCGCGAATGGTGTGCGGCCTCCAGTCGAGGGCCGCAACGATCTCCTCGATGGTCGCGCCGCTCTCGGCGCGGAGCATCTCGATCAGCTTGGCCTGCTTGGTGCCCGTGCGCGGGGTGCGCGCCTTGGGCGCGGGGTGCGCGCCTTGGGCGCGGGGTCGGCGTCGGCGGGAGCGTCCTGCGAGGCCTCCGCGCTCGGCGCTTCGTCGGCGCCCGTGAGCGAGCTCTCGCCGCTCTCCGCCTCGATGCCGATAGCGGCGAGGCCCGCGTCGGTGATGTGCAGGAGTATGGCGTTGCCGTCCTCGTCGTTGCGCCAGATGCGATTGAGCGCGGCGTCCGCCTTGGTCCGGCTGTCGGTCGCGGTCTCCGCGATCAGCCCGCGCTTCAGCAGCGCGCCAACCACCTTGTGGGCGGCGCCGCCGCGCAAGCTGCCGGGCAGCGGCAGGACGTTACGGTCCTCGCGCTGCGCGGCGGCGCTGAGGATGATCGCTTGCGTGTCGGAAAGCTTGGTCATGGGGTCGTCTCCGTATTCGGGCCCGCGACATGCGGCGCCTTCTACGACCCGTTTGCCCGACTTACGCGGCCCCACTGGGGCCACGGTTCGGGCTCACCGCGCATGGCGCGCGGCGGGAGTTCCGGCGGTGCCGGAGATCAGCGGGCGTATTCGCCTTCGCGGAACAGGAAATGGGTGATTTCCCTGAGGTCGCTGGCGACGTGCTCGAGCGACCCGACGCTGCCCCAGTTGACGGCTTCTGGGTCGAACCCGAAGTGGTCGTCGCTGAGCGCCTGCAGGCGGGCGAGCATCTCGTCGATCTCGGCCTTCTTTCCGATGAAGGCGGCGAGTGCGTTCGCCCGGATCCTCGAACCGGTGGCGGAACCGGGCTCACCCTGGTTGCGCCGGGCCTTCTCGGCGCGGTCCTCAAAGCGCGGGGTGGTAATCGGGTTCAGTCGGGCGGTTGTCATCCTGGTGTCTCCTTTCGGTGCGTCGTTTCGTTGAATTGAGCTTCGCTCCGCCGGGCCCGCTCATCCAGTTTGATCGCAGCAATTTCATGGCTTTTATCGAATCGCCGGGATCACTTCATGTCATCGCCCGCCCAGCCGATCTCGGTGATCGCCAAGCTCCTGGATCTCTCGGAACGACGGGTGCAGCAGCTGAGCCGCGAGGGCGTGATCCCGAAGGCCACGCGCGGGCAGTACGACTTGATCGGCTCGGTGCGGGGATACGTGCGCTACCTCCGCGATCAGGCCGCGAAGGCGCAGGCCGGCGCGCCCGATTACGCCTCGGAACGCGCGCGGTTCATCCGGGCCCGGGCCGATCTCGCGGAGATGGAGGCGGAGGCGAAGCGCGGCGCGGTGATCGCGGCCGAGGACGTCGAGGCCGCCTGGATCGCGGTGCTCGCAGCCCTGCGCACGCGGCTCCTGGCGTTGCCCGACCGGCTCGCGCCGGCCGTGCATGCGGAGGCGAGCCCGGCCGGGGTGCGCGACGTGATCAGGGGTGCCATCCGCGAGGCGCTGGAAGAACTGGCGGAGAGCGATGTGCGCCCCGGACGAGACGACAACGCGGACATCGGTGCTGACCCTGCCGGGGACGGCGGTCCTGCGCCGGACGGTGCGCGCGGCACTGAAGGTGCTGACCCCGCCACCGGAGATGACGATCAGTGACTGGGCGGACGCGAACCGCAGGCTGAGTTCCGAGGCAAGCGCGGAGCCGGGGCGCTGGCGCACCTCGCGTGCGCAGTACCAGCGCGGGATCATGGAGGCGATCTCGGATGCCCGAACACAGACCGTGGTGATCATGTCGTCCGCCCAGGTCGGGAAAACGGAGATCCTGAACAACGCGGTGGGCTACCACATCGACCAGGATCCGGCACCGATCATGGTGGTGATGCCGACCGAGCGGGATGCCGAGACCTGGTCGAAGGACCGCTTCTCGCCGATGGCGCGGGACACGCCCTGCCTCGCGGGAAAGATCGCGGACCCGAAGTCGCGGGACGGCACCAACAAGATCCTGCACAAGCGGTTTCCGGGCGGGCACCTGACGATTGTCGGCGCGAATGCCCCCTCGGGGCTTGCGAGCCGGCCGATCCGGATCCTGCTGTGCGACGAGGTAGACCGCTACCCCTTCAGCGCGGGCGCCGAGGGCGATCCGGTGAACCTCGCGAAGAAGCGGACGGTCACCTTCTGGAACCGCAAGATCGTGCTGGTCTCGACGCCCACGATCCGGGGAGCGAGCCGGATCGAGACGGCCTATGAGGAAAGCGACCAGCGGCAGTTCCGAGTGCCGTGCCCGGACTGCGGCACCGAGCAGGTGCTGACCTGGGGCCAGGTGAGGTGGGACAAGGCGCCGGATGGCAGCCACCAGCCCGAGACAGCGCGGTACCATTGTTCCGATTGCGACGCGGCATGGACCGACGAGGTCCGGTGGGCAGCTGTAAGAAAAGGCCGCTGGATCGCCGACAAGCCGTTCGCCGGCATCGCCGGGTTCCACCTGAACGAGATCTACTCGCCCTGGGTCCGGCTCGAGGCGATGGTGAAGAGCTTCCTCTCGGCGAAGGCCGGCGGTGACGAGGCGATGAAGACCTTCGTGAACACCTCGCTCGGCGAGACCTGGATGGAAACCGGCGAGGCGCCCGACTGGCAGCGGCTGGCAGAGCGCCGTGAGGCGTGGTCCCCAGGCACCGTCCCTGCGGGTGGCCTGTTCCTCACCGCGGGTGCCGACGTGCAGAAGGACCGGATCGAGGTCGATGTCTGGGCCTGGGGCCGTGGGCTGGAAAGCTGGCTCGTCGATCATGTCGTGATCGAGGGCGGCCCGGCGCGACCCGAGAGCTGGGAGACGCTGACCGGTCTTCTCGGGCGCAGCTGGCGGCATTCCGGCGGCGCGGAACTGGGCCTGGCAAAGCTCGCCATCGACACGGGGTATGAGACCAGCGCGGTCTATGCATGGTCACGCCAAGTGGGCTTCGCGCAGGTGGCGCCGGTGAAGGGCCTTGACGGCTTCAACCGGGCGAGCCCGGTGTCGGGGCCGACCTATGTCGATGCCACCGTCGCGGGCAAGCGGCTCCGGCGCGGGGCCCGGCTCTGGACCGTCGCCACCTCGACCTTCAAGGCCGAGACCTACCGCTTCCTGCGGCAGGACCGGCCGACAAGAGAGGAACAGGCGGCGGGCGCGTTGTGCCCGCCCGGCACGATCCACCTGCCGGACTGGGCAGACGGCGAATGGCTCAAGCAGCTGACCGCCGAGCAGCTGGTGACGGTGCGGACGAAACGCGGCTTCGCGCGGCTCGAATGGCAGAAGATCCGCGAGCGCAACGAGGCGCTGGACTGCCGGGTCTATGCCCGCGCCGCGGCCTGGATCGCCGGCGCGGATCGCTGGCCCGAAGCACGCTGGGCCGACCTGGAAGCGCAACTCGGCGTGGCGAAGCAGGACGGGCCAGAGGCCGGTCGGGCAACGGCGCCGGCCGTGCCGGCACGACCGATGCCGCGCCGGCGCATGGTGCGCTCGAGCTACATGAGGTGATCCATGGCCACGGCCGCAGAGCTTCGCGCCCGCCGCGACGCGCTGAGCGCGCAACGGTCCTCGGGTGTCGCCCGGGTCAGCTATGACGGCAAGACCGTGGAGTATCGCAGCGTGGCCGAGATCGACCGCGCCATCGAGGCGCTGGATCGCGAGATCGCGGCGGCGGAAGGCCGGCGGATCGTCCGGCAGCTGCGCGTGACGACCACCAAGGGGCTGTGAACCATGGGGCTGTTCGACCGGTTTCGCCGCCAGTCCGCTGGCGGCCCCGCATCCTCCGGGCTTACGCGGCTCCCCCGGAGCCACGGTCCCTCCGGACTGCGCGCCCGTCTCGAAGGCGCCATGGCGAAGCGGCGGCTGCGGGGCTGGAACCCGCCGCTCGAGAACATCAATGCGCTGGTCGCCTCGGGCGGCCCGCGTCTACTGGCGCGCTCCCGCGAGCTGGTGGTCACCAACGGCTATGCGGCCAATGCCTGCGAGGCCTGGGCCGCGAACCTCGTCGGCGACGGGATCAAGCCCTCGTCGCTGCTGGAGGACGGGGACCTCAGGGACAAGGTCCAGCGGCTGTGGCTCGCCTGGACCGACGAGGCCGATGCCGACGGGCTGACCGACTTCTACGGTCTGCAGGCGATGGTCGCGCGCGAGATGTTCGTGGCCGGCGAATGCTTCGTGCGGCTGCGCCCGCGTCGGGCCGAGGACGGTCTCACGGTGCCGCTGCAGCTGCAGCTTCTCCAGTCCGAGATGCTGCCCTTCGAGAAGACCGAGACGGCCGCCAATGGCAACCGCATCCGCTGCGGGATCGAGTTCGATCGCGTAGGCCGCCGCGTGGCCTACCACTTCCGCCGCCGCCATCCTGGCGACAGCACCGATCAAGGCGCGGTCATCCCGGAGACGGTGCGCGTGCCGGCGGCGGACGTGCTGCACGTCTACAGGCCCATCGATGCGGGCCAGATCCGGGGGCTCCCGCATATCGCGCCGGCCATGGTGCGGCTGTTCCTGCTCGACCAGTATGACGACGCCGAGCTCGACCGGAAGAAGACCGCGGCGATGTTCGCGGGCTTCATCACCAGGACCGCGCCGGAAGAGCCGATGATGGGCGAGGCCGAGGCCGATCCCGACGGCGCGGCCATCGCCAGCCTCGAGCCCGGCACGATGCAGGTGCTGCTGCCCGGCGAGGACGTGAAGTTCTCGTCCCCGGCGGATGTCGGCGGCGGCTACGAGGCATTCCAGTACCGCACGCTTCTGGCGGTCTCGGCCTCGCTGGGGCTGCCCTATCACCTGGTGACGGGGGATGTGCGCCAGGCGAACTACTCGTCCCTGCGCGCCGAGCTGGTCGAGTTCCGCCGCCGCATCGGCCAGCTGCAGCACGGGGTGCTTGCCCATCAGCTCTGCCGGCCCGTCTGGGGGCGCTGGCTGGAGATGGCGGTGATCTCGGGCGCGCTCGATGCCGATCCCGCGGCGGCGCGCCCCGTTCAGTGGATCCCGCCGCGCTGGGACTGGGTCGATCCGCTGAAGGACATCCAGGCGCAGGTGCTGGCGATGGAGGCCGGCATCACCTCGCGGCGCAAGGTGGTCGAGGCCACCGGCTACGACATCGAGGAAGTGGACCGCGAGAACGCCGCCGACGCCGCCCGCGCGATGGGGCTCGGCCTGCGCTACCGCACGACCCCCGGCGAGACGCAGGGCGCACGCGCGACGCCGGCAACGCGGGCCAAGCCCGGCAATGGCGCCGGCGACGACACGGGCGACGGCGCGGCGGCGACCGATCCGGCCACCGAACAGGAGTGACGACATGGCAAGCTGGTATGCGATCCGCGCCCGGGGGACGGGGGCGGAAGTGCTGATCTATGACGAGATCGGTGCCTACGGCATCTCCGCCAAGGGGTTCCTTGCGGAACTGGGCGCGCTACCCGAGGCCACGCCGGTCGATCTGCGGCTCAACAGCCCCGGCGGCTCGGTCTTCGATGCGGTCGCGATCCACAACGCGCTGAAACGGCACGAGGGTACGGTCACGGTCTGGATCGACGGCATCGCCGCCTCCGCCGCCTCCTACATCGCCATGGCCGGCGACGAGATCGTCATGCCCGAGAACGCCTTCCTGATGATCCACGACCCGGCCGGTCTCGTGATGGGCACGGCCGAGGACATGCGCGCCATGGCCGAGGCGCTCGACAAGGTGAAGGGCAGCCTTGTTGCGGGCTATGCCGCGAAATCCGGCCGGACACCGGAGGAGATCTCCGCGCTCATGGCCGCCGAGACCTGGTTCGACGCGGGCGATGCGGTGGCGCGGGGCTTCGCCGACCGGCTGGTCGAGCCCGTCCGCATCGCCGCACGCTTCGACATCGGACGCTTCCGCAATGCGCCGCCTGTCCTGGTCGAAGCGGTCGGGGTCGAGCCGGAGCCCGACAACGGACCCGACGAAGGGAGCACCGAAGCCGCCGACGAAGCTGCCGAAGCCGGCCACTTCGAGGACACTGAAGACGATCGGGCTACCGCTTCCGATATCCCGGAGCCGCCGGCAGAGGCGCCGCCGCCAAGCGAAACGCCACCCGATCTTGCCGCGATCCGGGCCGAGGCCATGGCGCATGCCCGCGCGGTGGTCGATCTCTGCCGCCTGGCCGGCCAGCCGCAGATGGCGGGCCGCTTCCTCGAACAGGACGTGAGCCTCGACGAGGTCCGCGCGGCGCTCCTCGCCGCCAAGGCCGAGGCGGAACCCGAGATCGCGCCCCATCATCCACAGCCCGGCCCGGGTCCTTCGGCGCGCCCCTGGGCCGACATCATCAACCGCACCTTCAAGCGCAAGGATTGACACATGACCGTTCTGTCCGAGACCACCCACCCGGGCGGCTTCCTCGTCTGGGAGGCCTTCCGGGACTACACCCGCGAGGTCGTCACCATCGCCACCGGCACCGCCAGCCCGGTGCTTGCGCCCGGCACCGTGCTGGGCCGGATCACCGCGACGGGCAAATACGCCGCCCACGATCCGGCGGCGACCGACGGCACCGAGACCGCCGTTGCCGTGCTCTGGGGCAAGGCCGATGCCACCGCCGCCGACGTGCCGGCGGTCGCGCTCCTGCGCGGGCCCGCCATCGTCAACGGCAAGGATCTGGTCCTGGCCGGCACGCTCACCCAGCCCGAGATCGACGCCGCCCACGCCGCGCTGGCCGCGGCCGGCATTCTCGTCCGATAAGCAAGGAACACCATCATGCCCACCATGGACATCTTCGACACCGATGCCTTCTCGGTGATCGAGCTCACCCGCGCGCTGGAAAACATCCCCTACAAGCCTGCAACGCTCACCGGGTCGGGGCTGTTTGCCGAGCGCGGCGTGCGCTCCCGCACCGTCGTGATCGAGAGCCGCGACGGCACGCTGTCGCTGATCCCGTTCTCCGAGCGCGGCTCGGCCTACGAGCAACAGATCCCCGAACGGCGGGACGTGCGGGCCTTCGTGTGCCGCCAGTTCAAGAAGCAGGACGTGCTCTGGGCCTCCGAAATCCAGGGCATTCGCGCCTTTGGCACCGAGACCGAGACCCAGCAGGTGCAGGCCGAGGTGGCTCGTCGGCTGAAACGCCTGCGCAACGATGCCGAGGCCACCTTCGAGTTTCACCTGCTGAACGGCATCCAGGGCAAGGTGCTGGATCCGAAGGACGGCGCCGTGGTCATCGACTACTTCGCCGAGTTCGCGATCACGCCGGCCACGGAGGTGAACTTCGACCTGGCCAACACCAGCCCCGCATCCGGCGCTCTGCGCAAGAAGTGCCAGGCGCTGATCGAGAGCGTCGAGGGCGATCTCGGCGGCCTCTCCACCGGTGCCGTGCAGTTGCGCGCCGAATGCGGCGCGGCCTTCTTCTCCGATCTCGTCGCCCACAAGGAGGTGCGCGAGACCTATCTGAACACGGCTGCCGCCGCCGATCTGCGGTCGCGGGTGGCCGACGAGGTCAGCTTCGGCGGCATCACCTTCCGCCGCTACCGGGGCAATGCCGCCTTCGGCGTGCCGCCCGACAAGGCCTTCTTCTATCCCGAGGGCGTCGAGGGCCTGTTTGAAATCTACTACGCCCCGGCCGATACCTTCGAGACCGTCAACACGCTTGGCCTGCCGCTTTATGCGCGCTCCATCCCCGACCGGGACCGCGACGAATGGGTTCGCCTCGAGATCGAGAGCAACCCGCTGCCGATCTGCACCCGCCCGCAGGTGCTGCGACAGGCAAGGCGGGCCTGATGACTGCCTTCGCCGCCGCCCTCGACGCGCTCTTCGTGGACGCACATCTGGCGCGCGATGTGGTCTACACCGCCGAGGGCGGCACGCCCTCGCTGGTCCGCGCGATCCTGCGCCGGGCCGACGACGTGACCGGCTTCGGCGACGCGCGCATCTGGTCGGAGACCACCCGGCTGGATCTGCGCCTCCCCGAGGTGGCGAACCCTCGGCCCGGCGACCGCATCGAGATCGACGGCGAGGCCTTCCTCATCCAGGGCGAGCCCGTCCGCGACCGCGAGCGGCTGATCTGGACCGTGGATCTGCGACCGGCCTGATCGAGATGAAGCTGAAGCTCGACATCACCCCCGATCTCGTCGCCGCCATGGCCGCAGAGGTGAAGGCGGGCGAAAAGGCCGTGATCGCCGCCATGCGCGAGGCCGGGACCGGTCTCAAGACTGCCTGGCGCGGGCAGATCGCGCAAGCGGGGCTCGGCCGGCGGCTCGCCAACTCGATCCGGAGCCAGACCTACCCGACGGCCGGCGAGAGCCTGAACGCCGCGGCACTGGTCTGGTCCAAGGCCCCGGTCATCGTGGGCGCGCATGACACCGGCCCCCTGATCCGCTCGAAAGACGGCTTCTGGCTCGCGATCCCGACCGAGGCCGCCGGCCGAGGCCTGCGCGGCGCCAGGCTCACCCCCGGTGAATGGGAGCGCCGCCGGGGCCTGCGTCTCCGCTTCGTCTATCGCCGCCGCGGGCCGAGCCTGCTCGTCGCCGACCGGGCCCGCATCAACAAACGCGGCTTGGCGGTTGCGTCACGCTCAAAGACCGGGCGCAACCAGGTCACCGCGCCGATCTTCCTGCTCGTGCCGCAGGTCAAGCTGCCGAAGCGGCTCGATCTCGACCGCGACGCCGAGCGGGCGCACGACAGCGTGCCGGGGCTGATCGTGGCCAACTGGGTGGAAGACAGGAGGTCCTGATTTGCTGCCGCGGTTATCTCAAGGAAGACGCCCATGCCTGAAAATCCTTGAAAAGCCGCCGAATACCTTCGCTGGAAATGATCCAATCAGCCTTGGACTCCTTGAACCACAATTCCTCAAGGTCGGCATGCTCGTCGGACAACAGTCTGTCGAAAAATGCATTCAACTCACGCACCGCCCGGTCGCCATAACTCCGGCGGAAGCTCTCGTAGATGTCATGGCGCGCTGTGGGGGAGTCAGACCCCCAATCCGGATAGACCAAGTCGATATCCTGGTGAAACTGCAACGTAAAATCACGGAAAGCCTGCGGCGGTTTCATGTTATTCGTCCCTAGGATAGGATGTTATGATTATGAAGCCATTCGGCATTTCCGGCGCATGGCGAATGTACGTCCCCACACCGTAGGTTGTCCGAAGCCGAATCGGCGAGGAAGCTCTTCGGGTCAATCGATATGCCTCCTGGCCGGTGATGCTTGAGAAAGTGCTTGTAATGAAAGCGTCCTGCTCGCGTCCAGTCGCGACTGCATTCACCACGTCTGCATTGCGGGACAGGTTCGCGTTCGTCAATCTCTCGGCAGCCGCGAGCGAACTGAAGGAACCGTGGCGCCAGCGGTAGACCGTGTAGAACAGCGTCCGGGCTTGCGGCACGGTGACCATGCCGATGAGGAAAGCCTCGCTCTTGCCGACATGCAATGCGATGGTGTGCCCGCCCGCGGCCTCGTGCTCGGAGAGGTCTTGGAGCGGATAGCCCCCGTCAGTGGGGACATAGTCAACAAGCGTGATGTCATTCGGCACATCGCGGCTGACCGGCTCCGCATAGCACCGACAGTTGTGCGCCTGGCCCGGATGGCCGCCCGCGGGCGGCTCGTCCCAACGAAACACCTGATCGTCGTACTCTGCGTGGCTGTCGCGCACTTTCGCGTCGTCCCGGGAGCGCCAGATGTAACGCTCGATCCCCAAATCCTGCTGCCGAAGCTGGTTGATCAGGCCCGCGAAGGCCCGAAGAAGACGTTCTTCCATCGCTGCCCGCAACGGACGCAGGCGCTGCGGGTGGGTCTGATATTCCTCGAAGATGGTCGCCAGACGCGCATCCCACTGGCGCAGCGCCTCCTCCTTCGCGTCCGAAACGTCGCGAAGGTCGTCTTCGGACACCCGTGGCACGGTGTCCGGGGGCGTCAGCGCATTCAACAGCATCCGGGTGTTGTCGGCGATCACGCGGTCGAGTTGGTCGGTGAAATCGGCCCGTAGATCGGCGTAGCCAGGAAAGAGCGACTTGATCGAAATGCCCGCACGGTAGCCGTACACGGCTCCGTTCTGCCGTGCCAACACGTACTGACCGCTGCCGCCGTGGCGGAGAAATTCCCGTAGATTGTGCTGCATAGAACCTCCCGACGAACCGCGGGATGCAAGTTACCAGCAATTGGTTAATGAGCGCTCTCCCGACCGTTCGCTGCCACCAAAGCCGCATTAACCGGAAAACCATCAAGGCCCGCTTCGATGCCCAGCCCTCGCGAAACCATCCTCGCCGCGCTGCACGCGCGGCTTTCGGCGTTGCCTGCCACCGCTCTGCGGGGTGAGGTGCTGCCCGAGCGCGTGCCGGCCGAGGGCCTGCTGATCCTGCGCGACGGCGAGCCGGGGGAGCCCGAGGTGACGCTGTCGCCGCTCGCCTACCACTACCAGCACCGCGCCGAGATCGAGGCGGCGGTTCAGGGCGGAGACCGTGACACAGCGTTCGATGCGCTGACTGCCAGCATCGGCGCGGCGCTGGCCGCCGACCGCACGCTGGGCGGCCTCTGCGACTGGGTCGAGGCAGAAGCGCCGCGGCCGGTCGATCTGCCCGTCGAGGGTGCGGCGAGCCTCAAGGCGGCGGTGATCCCCGTCATCCTGCACTACACAACGGCCGATCCGCTGGCCTGACCCCAACTCAAGGAGACCACCATGGCACGCGCCCAGGGCGCGCGGTCGCAGCTCGCGGCCGCGTTCGAGACGACCTATGGCACCGCACCCACCAGCGGCTTCATGCAGATGCCCTTCGCCAGCGCATCATTGGGGGCCGAGCAGCCCTTGCTGGCCTCGGAGCTGCTGGGCTACGGCCGCGACCCGCTTGCCCCGGTGAGGGACGCGGTGACCGCCGATGGCGACATCACCGTGCCGCTCGACGCCGAAGCCTTCGGCTTCTGGCTGAAGGCGGCGTTCGGGGCGCCGACCACCACCGGCACCACGAACAAGACCCATACCTTCAAGTCGGGCTCGTGGTCGCTGCCCAGCATGGCGATCGAGGTGGCGATGCCCGAGATCCCGCGCTTTGCCATGTACACCGGCTGCGTGCTCGACCAGCTGAGCCTGACGATGCAGCGCTCGGGGCTGCTGACGGCAGATGTGAAGCTGGTGGCGCAGGGGGAGACTGTCGCCACCGCAACCGCCGCCGGCACACCCACGGCCTATGCCCTGCAACGCTTCGGGCACTTCAACGGGGCGATCAAGAGGAACGGCGCGAGCCTCGGCAACATCGTCTCGGCGGACCTCACCTATGCGAACAATGTCGAGCGGATCGAGACCATCCGCGCGGACGGCCGCATCGACGGGGCCGATCCGTCGATTGCCGCGCTCACCGGCAAGATCGACGTGCGCTTTGCCGACACCACCCTGATGGACCAGGCGCTGAACGGGACGGCGGCGAGCCTCGAGTTCTCCTGGGTGATTTCGGCCAATGTCAGCCTGAGCATCACCGCCCATGCCGTCTATCTGCCGCGCCCTCGGGTGGAAATCCAGGGGCCCCAAGGCATCCAGGCGAGCTTCGACTGGCAGGCGGCCTTCGATCCCGTGGCCGGGCAGATGTGCACGGTTGTCCTCAAGAACCAGGTGGCGAGTTACTGACCATGTTGACCCTCGATCTTTCAAATGAACCCCGCTGGCACGAGTTTGCGCCCGGCGTGCGCGTGCAGCTGCGCCCGCTGACCACCGCGCTGATGGTGGCGACGCGCGGCGATCCGGCGGTGGAGGCGGTGCCCGAGGAGGCAACGGACGAGGAACGCGCGGTGGCGTTTGCCAAGGCCCTGGCGCGGCGCGCGGTGCTCGCCTGGGAGGGCATCGGCGACACGGACGGCACCCCCATAGACCCGAGCCCAGAGGCCATCGACGCGCTGCTCGACGTCTGGCCGATCTTCGAGGCGTTCCAACTGACCTACGTCTCCAAGGGCCTGCTGCTGGAGCAGGAAAAAAACGCCTCCGCGCCCTTGCCGAGTGGTCCTTCGGCGGGGGCGAGCGCTACTGCGAGGGCTGCGAGCCCCGCGGAGCCTGCCCGGACTGCCCGGCGCGGCTGAACCGGCCGCTGACCTACGAGGGCTGGCAGGTCTGGGATCTCGTCGGCCGTCTCGGCGGTCAGCTGCGCGTGCTGCCGGGCGCCGTGATCGGCTGGGACATGTCGGCGGCGCTGGCGCTCGGCGACGCGCTCGGCGTGCCACCGCTCGCCATGGCTGAACTGCTGCCCGTGATCGAAGCGGTGATGGTCATGAAGCTCAACGAACAGATGGAACACGCGCATGGCGGAAAAACGGGTTAGCGTCCGCCTTGCGGCGGTCGGCGGACGACAGGTGCGCGCCGAACTGGAAGGCGTGGGCGAAGCCGGTGCGCGCGGGTTCGGGCGGCTTAGCCGGGAGATGGAAGCGGCCAATGCCCGGCTCGCGGCCTTCGCGCGGCGCGTTCGGGTCGCGGCGGCTGCTGCGGTCGCGGCTGCCACGGCGGCCGGCGTGGCCATGGTCCGCTCGGGGCTTCAGACGGTGGATGCGCAGGCCAAGCTCGCGCAGTCGCTCGGCACCACCGTGGCTTCAATCCAGGCGCTCGAGCGTGCCGGCGAACTGGCGGGCGTCTCGATGTCCGGCATCGAGCAGGCCACGAAAGACTTGACGCGGCGGCTGAGCCAGGCGGCTGCCGGGGCCGGCCCCGCCGCTGACGCGCTCGACCGACTGGGGCTCTCGGCCAACGAGCTTATCGCCCTGCCGCTCGACGAGCGCGTGGGCGCGATCAATGCCGCCATCGAGGACTTCGTGCCTGCCGCCGAGCGGGCGGCCGTCGCGAGCCAGCTCTTTGGCGAAGAAGGCTCCATCGCCATGAGCCGGATCGACACCGCGACGCTACGCCAAGCGACCGAGGACGTGCGCGCCTTCGGTGTCGTCGTCTCCGAGCAGGATGCTGACCAGATCGAGCGCACCAACGATGCCATCTCCCGGCTCGGGCTGATCTGGCGGGGGCTCGCGAACCAGCTCGCAGTCGCTGCAGCCCCCGCGCTCGAAGCCGTCGCGAATGCCATGGCGGCGGTCGCCAGCCGTACCGGGCCGCTCGGCGTCGCCATCCGCGGCCTCTTCGACAATATCGGCCGCCTGACCACCTACGCCGCCACCTTCGCCGCCTTCCTCGCGGGCCGCTGGGTGGCGGGGATGGGCGCCGCCGCGCTGTCGGTGCGCGGGCTCGCCACGGCGCTCGTGCTGGTGCGCGGGGCTCTGATCCGCACCGGCATCGGGGCGCTGATCGTCGGCGCGGGCGAGTTGATCTTCCAGTTCACGAAGCTGGTGCGCGGTGCGGGGGGCTTCGGCGCGGCGCTCGAGCTCATGGGCAATGTCGCAAAGGCCGTCTGGGACGGGATCAGGGCGACCGTCACCTCCTTTGTGGACGATTTCCGGGCGATGCGGGCCGACATCGAGGCCATCTGGCTGCGCCTCATGGCCTTCCTCTCCCAGAAATGGGCCGACTTTCTCGGACAGATCGGCCCGACCTTCAACGCGGTTTCCGAGCGGATCGGGGCGGATGCCCGGATCGACGTCTTCGGGGCGCAAGCTTACGCCTCCTATCTCGATCACGCCGCCAGCAATGCCGGCCACCGGGCCGATGCGCTGCGCCGCCGCGCCGCCGCCACCCGTGCCCATGCCTTCGACGGCGTGCGCGAGGCGGTGGATGCACTGCGGGCTGCGATGCGGACGAGCGGCGAGGACGGTGCGGATGGGCTCGACCAGGCGACAGAAGCAGCCGACCGCGTGACGGAGGCGCTGGATGCGGCCGGCCAGGCGGGGCGCGCGGCCGGCGCGGCCACTGCGGACGGGGCGAACCAAGCGGCGACCGGCTGGGCGGCCGTCACCGCGACGCTATCCGACTACGCGACCAAAGCACGCGACATCGGCGCCGATATCGGCCAGAGCCTCGTCGGTGCCTTCCGCTCCGCCGAGAACGCCGTGGGCCAGTTCGTGAAGACCGGCAAGCTGAACTTCCGCGATCTCGTGACCTCGCTTATCGCCGATCTCGCCCGGCTCGCGGCGCGCCGGTTCATCCTCGGGCCGATCGCCAATGCGCTCTCGGGCGTGTTCTCAGGGGCGGGCGGCATCTTCGCCAACGTCCTGCATGCGGGCGGGATGGTCGGATCCGCCGGACCCTCGCGCTTGGTCCCGGCAATGGCCTTCGCCGCTGCGCCCCGGATGCACTCAGGCGGCTGGGCGGGCCTCAAGCCTGACGAGGTGCCCGCAATTCTGCAGCGCGGTGAGCGGGTTTTGTCGCGCCGCGAGGCGCAGGCTTATGGCGGGGGCGGTGGCGTGACGGTGAACATCAACACCCGCGATGCCGAGAGCTTCCGGCAGTCGCGCACGCAGATCGCCGCCGACATTGCCCGGGCGGTCTCGCTCGGGCGCAGGGGGCTGTGAGCCATGGTATTCCACGAGGTCCGATTTCCCGACGACATCAGCCGTGGCGCGCGCGGCGGTCCCGAGCGGCGCACGCAGATCGTCGAACTCGCCTCGGGCGACGAGGAGCGCAACGCCAGCTGGGCCAATTCGCGCCGTCGCTATGATGTCGCCTACGGCATCCGTCGCGCCGACGATCTCGCCGCCGTGGTCGCCTTCTTCGAGGCCCGCAACGGACGCCTGCACGGCTTCCGCTTCAAGGACTGGGCCGACTACAAGTCTTGTCTGCCCTCTCAGTCTGTCGCCCCGACCGATCAGCCTATCGGCACCGGTGACGGCGCCACGACCACCTTCCAGCTGGTGAAGCGCTACGCTTCAGGCAGTCAGACATGGGTGCGGATGATCACCAAGCCGGTGGCAGGCACGGTGCGCGTCGCGCTCGACGGCGCAGAGCAATTGGGCGGATGGTCTGTCGACCCGACCACCGGCTTGGTGACCTTCGAAAGCGCGCCCGCGGCAGGTGTCGCCATCACCGCGGGCTTCGAATTCGATGTGCCAGTCCGCTTCGACACCGATGCGCTCGATGTGACGCTCGACCTCGAACGCCTCGGCTCGATCACCTCCATCCCGCTCCTGGAGATCCGGCAATGAACGATTCCGGCAGTTTCCTCGACGCCGTGCTGCGCGAGCTTGCGGCCTCCACGGCCGTGATCCTCGCGGCCTGGGGCGCGCTTGGCGGCGCGACCAATGCGCTGACCACGAAGATGCGCCTGCGCGACGCGCTGCGGCACATCCTGCTTGGCGGGCTGATCGCGGCCGGGATGGGGAGCCTGTCGATGGCCGTCATCACCAGCTGGCTCGGCCTGCCGCCCGAAGCCATCCCGGCGGGCGGGGCAGCAGGGTCGGCCGCCTACCTGGTCGGCGTCTTCGGCCCGGCGGTGATCGAGCTGGTGCTCGCCCGGCTGCGCAATGCACGGGAGGGCCGCGATGACTGAGCTTGCCCGTGTCCTGCGCGGCCTTCGCCGGCTGACCGACGACCCGCGCCAGGTTTTCGTCCACCGCCTGCGCATCGGCCTCGCCGTGGCGGCGCTGATCCTGATCCTCTCGCTCCTGGGGTAAGCCCATGCACATGACTGATCGGGGCCTGATGGCCCTTGCCCGGCACGAGGGACTCGTGCCCGGACCCTACCGCGATGCCACCGGCACCTGGACCTTCGGCATTGGCCACACGACCGCGGCCGGGCCGCCCGATCCGGAGGCCATGCCGCGCGGCATGCCCGACGATCTGGAGGCAGGGATCCGCGAGGCGTTCCGAGTGTTTCGGGCCGACCTGGCAGCTTACGAGGCAGATGTGCTGCGTGCCGTGACCGTGCCGCTCAAGCCGCACGAGTTCGATGCGCTGGTCTCGTTCCACTACAACACCGGCGGCATCGCGAAGGCCGCGCTGACCCGGCACCTCAATGCTGGAAATCGCGTTGCGGCCGCCGACGCGTTTCTGAACTGGCGGCGGCCGGCCTCGATCATCCCGCGCCGCGAGGCCGAGCGCGACCTGTTCCGCCACGCCCGCTATCCCGGCGGCACGATCCCGGTCTGGTCCGTAGACCGCAGAGGCCGGGTGGACTTTTCGCGGCCGATCCGACGCCTGACCGAGGATGAGACGCTGGCCTTGGCTCGCGGGCGGTCGCCGACGCCTCCAGTCCTCGAGCCTGCTCCCGACGCGCCGACCGGCTGGCTCGCCCGGCTGGTCGCTTTCCTTTCCACCCTGATCCGGAGGGCCTGACGCATGCGCTACTTCCGACCCAACTCCTTGACCTGGTGGGCGGGGCTGCTCGCCATGCTCACCGGCATAGCCTCCCTCGCGCTGCCTTCGACCGGGCCGCTCGGGGAACTGTCCCGTCTCGTCGCGCTGCTTGCCGGCTCTGGGTTCGGCGGGGAATCGCCCCACTGGGGCGATTCCTGTTCCGCCTCACCCTCGCCCGCGGGGCTCATGTTCCTCGGTCTGGGCCTGATCGGCCTGCGCGACCGGATCGAACGGGGGTTCAGGGGCGATGCTTGAATGGATCGCGGCAATGGTGGGTGTGGTCGGTATGGTCCTCGGAGCGGCCATTGGGCGTTGGTGGGGCCGCACCGAGGGGAGACGCGAAGGGAAACAGGAGGCGATTGGTGATGCTCTCAGAGACAAGGATAGTCGCCTGGACCGTGGGCGCGAGGCGCTGCGCGACGGCCGCGGCGCTGGCGATCCTGCTGAGCGGCTGCGCAAGAACGACGGGCGCTGGTGATGCTGGATGCGCCTCTTATGCCGAGGCACGGCTTGCCCGACCACCTGCCGAGACGGTCGCGAAAGTGCCGCCCGCATGGGCAAACTGGATCGCCGATCTCGATGATCGAATGACGGGGACCTGCCGATGAAATCCCTCTCTCCGGAACTGCAGGCCCATCTCGACGAGGGCACGACGACGCTCGCCTGGGTGTGGCGGATCACGCGGGCCGACGGCACCACCTTCGGCTTCACCGATCACGACCGGACGCTCGCCTTCGGCGGGACCGACTTCGAGCCGGAAAGCGGGCTGACCGCCTCCGAGGTGCGCTCGGGCTCGGACCTTTCGGTCGATGCGCAGGATGCCGAGGGGGTGCTGACGTCGGAGCGGATCACCGAGACCGACATTCTCGATGGCCGCTGGGACAATGCCGAGGTCGAGGTGTGGCGGGTGAACTGGGCCGACACGAGCCAGCGCGTGCTGATGCGACGCGGCGCCATCGGCCAGATCCGGCGCGGACGGCTGGCCTTCGTCGCCGAAGTCCGCTCGCTCGCGCATGTGCTCGGTCAGACGGTCGGGCGGACCTTCCAGGCGAGTTGCGACGCCGCATTGGGTGATGCGCGCTGCGGCGTCGACCTTGAGGATCCCGCCTTCAAGGGCACCGGTGCCGTCATCGATCTCCTGCGCGATCGGGCCTTCACTGCCTCGGGGCTCGGCGGCTTCGCCTCCGGCTGGTTCGCCTTCGGCACGCTGGACTGGACGAGCGGCGCGAATGCCGGGCGGCGCGCGGAAGTGCTGGGGCACGACGTGACAGACGGCATCGCGGTCCTGACCCTTCTCGAGACGCCGGTTCGGTCGATCGCCCAGGGCGACGCCTTCAGCATCCGTGCGGGCTGCGACAAGCGCATGGAGACCTGCGGAGCGAAGTTCGCCAACATCGCCCATTTCCGCGGCTTCCCGCATATTCCGGGCCAGGACACCGTGCTGCGCTACGCCACCAAGGACGGCGGCCACGACGGAGGCGTGCTGTGAAGCCCGCCGATTCGGATCGGGTGATCGCCGCTGCCCGCTCCTGGCTCGGCACGCCGTACCACGACCAGGCGAGCCTGCGCGGTGTCGGCTGCGACTGCCTTGGGCTGGCGCGCGGTGTCTGGCGCGAGGTGGTCGGCCCTGAGCCGTTCCCGATCCCGCCCTACAGCCGGGACTGGGGCGAGACCGGGCCGCGGGAGGTGCTGGCGAACGGCGCGCGGCGGATGATGATCGAGGTGCCGCTCACCGAGGCCGGACCCGGCGCGCTGGTGCTGTTTCGCATGGATAGCCGCGCCATTGCCAAGCATGTCGGGATCCTGACCGGGCCTGCCACCTTCATCCATGCCTATGAGCGGCTCGGCGTCATCGAGGAACCGCTCACGCAACCCTGGCGGCGGCGCATCGCCTTCGCCTTCCTCTTTCCCAGCGAGGTCTGACCCGTGGCCACGCTTGTTCTCGGCGCCGTGGGCACCGCCATCGGCGGCAGCATTGGCGGCAGCATCCTCGGGCTGTCAGCCGCGACCATCGGCGGCTTTGTCGGCTCGACCATCGGGTCCGCCGTCGACAGCTGGATCGTTTCCTCGCTCGCGCCGACGCAGCGGATCGAGGGGCAGCGGGTCGACTCCTTGCGCATCACTTCGTCCACCGAGGGCGCGGTCGTCCCGCGCGTCTATGGGCGCATGCGCTTGGGCGGCAACGTGATCTGGGCCACGGATTTCCGCGAGGAGACAAAGACCAGCACGCAAGGCGGCGGCAAGGGCGGCGGGCCGAAGGTCAAGACCACCGAGTATCGCTATTTTGCCAGCTTCGCCGTGGCGCTCTGCGAAGGGCCGATCACCGGGATCGGTCGCGTCTGGGCCGACGGCAAGCTCATGGACACCGCCGGGATCACCTGGCGCTGGTATCCGGGCGACGAGGCGCAGATGGCGGACCCGTTCATCGCCGCGAAGATGGGCGCGGCCAATACGCCCGCTTATCGGGGCACTGCCTATGTCGTCTTCGAGGAGCTACCACTCGGGAACTACGGCAACCGCCTGCCGCAGCTCTCCTTCGAGGTCTTCCGGCCGCTCGCCGATCCCGATACCGCCGAGGGCCTGACCCGCGCCGTCACCATGATCCCGGCCTCGGGCGAGTTCGTCTACGCGACGGACGGCATCCGCAAGGGGCTGGCCGGCAATCAGGGAGCCGAGAACCTCAACGCGCTCTCGGACACCGCCGACATGGTGGTGGCGCTCGACCGGCTGCAGGCCATGTCGCCGAGTGTGGAGAGCGTGAGCTTGGTTGTAGCCTGGTTCGGAGACGACCTGCGCGCGGGGGCATGCCAGATCAGGCCCGGCGTCGAACTGGCATCCAAGATCACCACTCCGCAGACGTGGTCCGTGAACGGCGTCTCGCGCGCCGCCGCCCATCTCGTCAGCCGCGACGATCAGGACCGCCCGGTCTACGGCGGCACGCCGGCCGACTTCGCCGTGGTTCAGGCGATCAGGGAGATGAAGGCGCGCGGGCTGCGCGTCACCTTCTACCCGTTCATCCTGATGGATGTCCCGCCGGGCAATACGCTGCCGACCCCGTATTCCGAGAACGCCGCCGAGACCGGCCAGCCGGCGTTTCCCTGGCGCGGCCGGATCACCTGCTCGCCAGCGGCGGTCTATGCGGGCTCCGTGGACAAGACCACGGCGGCCGAGGCTCAGGTGGCAGCCTTCTTCGGCAATGCCAGTCCTTCGGATTTTGTGGTCTCGGGCGAGAGTGTCTCCTGGATCGGCGCGCCGGATGACTGGGGCCTGCGGCGCATGGTGCTGCATTACGCCCATCTCTGCGCGGCGGCCGGCGGCGTCGATGCCTTCCTGATCGGTTCCGAGATGCGCGGGCTGACCACGATCCGCGACAGCGCGACGACCTATCCGGCGGTTCAGGCGTTTCGCGAGCTGGCGGCTGACGTCCGCTCGATCCTCGGGCCCTCCACGAAGATCAGCTACGCAGCGGACTGGAGCGAGTATTTCGGGCATCATCCGCAGGATGATGAGGCGGGGAGCGCCACCGGTTCGAGCGACCCGCCGAATGGCGACGTGTTCTTCCACCTCGATCCGCTCTGGGCGGACGGCAACGTCGATTTCATCGGCATCGACAACTACATGGCCGTAAGCGACTGGCGCGACGGCTTCGAGCATCTCGACGCGCAAGAGGGCTGGCCCGCGATCCACGACCGGGCCTACCTGCAGGGGAACATCGCGGGCGGCGAAGGCTACGACTGGTTCTATGCCTCAGACGCTGACCGTGCCGCGCAGGTCCGCACGCCCGTCACGGATGGCGCTCACGGCAAGCCATGGGTCTTCCGCACGAAGGATTTGCGCAGCTGGTGGTCGAACCTGCATTTCGACCGTCCGGGCGGGGTGGAGGCCGGCACGCCCACAGCCTGGGTGCCGCAGTCCAAGCCCATCCGCTTCACCGAGCTTGGCTGCCCGGCGATCGACCGCGGCACCAACCAGCCGAACGTGTTCTTCGACCCGAAGTCGTCGGAAAGTGCCGTGCCGTATTTCTCGCGGGGCTGGCGGGATGATGCGATCCAGCGGGCCTATCTCGAAGCGACCTACCTGTATTGGGGCGAGGCAGCGAACAACCCGACGTCGTCGGTCTACGGCGGCCCGATGTTGGACGTCCCCGAATGCGCCGCCTGGACCTGGGACGCGCGGCCCTATCCGTTCTTCCCCGAACTGACGGATGTCTGGACAGACGGCGCGAACTGGCGGCTGGGGCACTGGCTGACCGGACGGCTGGGCGCGGTCTCTCTCGCCGCGCTCGTCCGCCGCCTCTGCCTGCGGGCCGGGTTGCCCGAATCCCGCATCGACGTCACCGGCCTCTGGGGCGCGGTCGAGGGATACGCCATCGGCGCGCTGGAAAGCCCGCGCGCCTCGATCACCACGCTGTCGCGGTATTTCGGCTTCGATGCCGTCGAGACCGAAGGGGTGATCCGCTTCGTGATGCGTGGCGGAGCGTCGGTCGCCACCCTCGCACCCGACGATCTCGTTGCCGCGCGAGAGGGCGACGTCCTCGAACTCACGCGCGGCCAGGAGACGGAACAGCCGCAGGCCCTCAAATGGCAGATCGCTCGGGCCGACGAGGATTATGATGCCGCGCAGGTCGAGGCGCGGCGCATCACGGTGGATACGACCCGGATCGCCTCGGAGAGCTTTCCAATGTCGGTCCCGCCCGAGGAGGCCGAGCGGCACTGCCGCCGCGCGTTGATGGAAGCGTGGACCGGTCGCGAGAGCGCGGTCTTCCGTCTGCCGCCGTCGCGGCTGGCGCTCGATCCTGCCGATACGATCCGATTGGAACATGATGGGCGGCAGGTCGAACTGCGCCTCATCTCGATTGCGGATGCCGAGGCGCGCGGCATCGAGGCCGTCCGGCAGGACCGCGAAGCCTATGACCTGCCACCGGGCGCAGAGCGACCCTCTGCCCTCTCAAAGGCCGTTGTGTTCGGCGCGCCGGATGCGATGCTCATGGACCTGCCGCAACTGCGCGAGGACCAGCCTGCCCACCGACCCTTTGTCGCAGCCCATGCCGTTCCCTGGCCGGGTGAGATGGCAGTGTTTCGCAGCCCGTCGACGGACGGCTTCGAGGTGCTGACGACCTTCGGAGGCCGTGCCCGGATCGGGACGCTGGTCTCGGACTTTTACGCGGGGCCGACCTCGCGCTTCGATCTCGGCAATGCGCTGGTGGTCGATCTGCTAACCGGCACGCTGGAGAGCGTCACCGACCTGGCGCTCTTCGGAGGGGCCAACGCGCTCGCGATCGAGAGCGCGCCGGGAACTTGGGAGATCGTGCAGGCGGGTGCGGCGGAACTGATCGCGCCGGGCCGCTATCGCCTGACCAGCTTCTGCGCGGCCAGCGTGGCACGGAAGGCGCCATGGGCAATCCGGCGCCTGCCGGCGCGCGTGTGGTGGTGCTCGACGACAGCCTCGCCTCGCTGCCTATCTCCGAAGCCGACCTCGGCATCCCGTGGAACTGGCGCATAGGCCCGGCGAGCCGTCCATCGAGCGACGAGACCTATGTCGCGCAGGCCTTCACGCCCGAAGGCGTGGGGCTGCGGCCGTTCTCCGTCGCCCATGTCGATCAGCCATGGCGCACGCCACGCACGCCCGGCGATCTTACGATCCGCTGGACACGCCGGTCCCGGGCACTCGCGGCCGACAGCTGGGGCGGGCTTGAGGTGCCGCTGGCCGAGGAGCTGGAGGCCTACGAGGTCGAGATTATCGATCCCGGATCAGGTCCGGGACAGGCTCTCCCCACCGTGAAGCGGGTGCTGAGCACGGCGACGACCAGCGCGGTCTACACCGCCGCCCAGCAGACCGCCGACTGGGGCGGGCCGCTCGGGCCCGGCGACAGCCTCGACATCCGCATCTACCAGCTCTCCGCGCTCGTGGGGCGGGGTACGGCCAAAACCGTCACGATAACCTTTTGAAGGCCAGTCCATGTCCGACGCCACGACCCATCTCCTGCTGCCCTACATCCTCGCGGCGCAGGCCCAGAAACACGTCACCCACAACGAGGCGCTGCGGCTGCTCGACGGGCTTGTCCAGCTCTCCGTTCTCGACCGGGACCTGACTGCGCCGCCTGGTTCGCCAGCCGATGGCGACCGCTACATCGTCGCCTCGGGCGCGACCGGCGACTGGACGGGCTGGGACCTGAACGTCGCGCTCTGGACCGACGGCGCCTGGCTGCGGCTACCGCCGCGCACCGGCTGGCGGGCATGGGTCGAGGACGAGGGCCTGCTGCTGGTCTACGACGGCGCGGGCTGGATCGGAACCACACCGGCGGCCCTGCAGAACATGGCGCTGCTCGGGGTCGGCACGACGGCGGATGCCTCGAACCCGTTCTCGGCCAAGCTGAACGCGGCGCTCTGGACGTCTAGACCCAAGGCCGAGGGCGGGACGGGCGATCTGTTCTTGCAGCTAAACAAGGAGGCTGCGGGCGACGACCTCGGTCTGACGCTGCAGACCAACTTCGTGACCAAGGCGCTGGTCGGGCTGTTCGGCTCAGACAGGTTCCGGCTTGCGGTCTCCGCCGACGGCAGCACCTTCTTCGACGCCCTCAGCGTCGACAACGCCACCGGCATCGTCGATCAGCCCCGGCTGCCTCGGTTCAAGGCATACACGAACTACGACAACTACGTCGGCGTCGGGACCTGGACGAAGATCGGCATCAACAACATCGACTACAACGATCAGGGGGCGTTCGATGCCGCAAACAACCGCTTCGTGGTGCCGGTGGACGGCACCTACCTCTTCGGCGCGACGCTCCTCTACAAGGTGAACGCCAGCACGTCCGCGCGGATGAGCGGGCGGCTCGCCCTGAACGGCACGACCCAGATCCGAGGCTCCTTCGGCGAGGTTTCCAGCGCCCACAAATCACTTGCCACCACGCTTTGGCTGCAGACCATGGTGTCGCTGGCGGCGGGCGACACGGTTGAACTCCAGGGGTATTTCCGGGCCGCTGACGGGTATTTCGCCGCCGATCAGACGTCGTTCTGGGGGGCGAAGATGGGGTGA